GAGCTAGGCGAGGCGACGGCGCCGATCCTGGTAGCGCGGGAGCTGACGAAAGATCACCCTGACCGGCCCGTGGGCGTGCTGAGCCACCTGCTGGGCGACGTGGACGGTGTAGCGATTGACGCCGCGCACCACGGGCCACACCCAGGCACCCGCACCTGGCTCAAGGGCAACCAATTGCGCTACTACTGCCGGTCGTTGATGGAGCAGGAGATCATCGCGGGGCGCGAGCCACCCGAGCTGGTGGTGCGGGCGCACTATCACGAGTACGCCCGTGAGACGGTGCGCATTCGAGGCGCGCGGGAGTATGTGACCGAGATCGTGGTGTTGCCCAGCTATGCGGGGTTGACACCCTATGCGCAGCAGGCGACGCGCAGCGTGGGGCAGATCGGCTGTGGGCTGGTGGTGGTCGAGATCGCGGATGGGCGGCTGCGAGAGATCTCGCCGCTGGTGCATGGGAAGGATATTCGCGCGAGGGTGGTGCTATGAGCGATTGGAACGACGTAACACTGGGCGAGCTGTTGGCCGAGATTGACGCCTATGCCAATGAGGATGGGTTCACCACTGAGGAGGGCTGGTTCACGCTGGAAGAGATGGCCGAGCGCTATGGCGTGAACCGGCACCGCATGTCGCGCATCGTGGCGAAGCTAGAGGCACGGGGCCGCATCGAAAAAGCCAAACGGGCTGCGCGCCGCATTGACGGGGTGCGGCATTGGCCAGTGGTGTATCGCCTGGTAAAGCCGCATGACACTACGGGGTGATGCTGATCGCTTTTACCTCGCGCTGCTGCGCCATGAGCGCGAGGCTTCGCGCGAGATGGCGCGAGCCTATGGCGTAGCCTGGCGGCGGGTGCGTCAGCGCCTCGATGCGCTGTTGGCGCAGATGGCCGCGGCGCGCGAGGCGGGTCAGGATGTGTCATTGAGCTGGCTGTTTCAACAGCAGCGGCTGGAAGCTTTGCAACAGCAGATTGAGACTGAGATGCGGCGCTGGGCCAGCGTAGCTACAGAGCGCGCCACGGAGCTACAGCGTGACGCGGTGGATCTCGCCCAGCGCCAGGCCGAGGCCGAGACACTAGCCGCGCTAGGGCCGCCACCGCCCGGCGTGGCAGTCACCTGGAAGCGACTATCGAAGGAAGCGCTGACTGACCTGGTGGGATTCGCCAGCGATGGCACACCGCTGCGGCAGCTGCTCGATGCGCTGGGAGCCGAGGCGAGCCAGCAGGTGCGCGAGGCGCTGATCGCTGGGATGGCCACCGGCGAGAACCCGCGCAGCATTGCCCGGCGGGTGAAAGAGGCGTTTGGTGGCGACCTGGTTCGGGCGCTGCGGGTGAGCCGCACTGAGACGATGCGCGCCTATCGCACGGCGGCGCTGCGCAATTATCGCGCCAACGATGATGTGGTCAAGGGTTGGATCTGGAACGCGGCTTGCGATGATCGCACCTGCGCGGCCTGCTGGGCGATGCACGGCACGAAACACCCCCTGGACGACGAGCTTCAGGATCACCCGAATGGCCGTTGTGCGGCCTCGCCATGGACGAAAAGCTGGGAGGAGCTGGGCATCGAGGGGATGCCGGAGCGGCCCGAGATGGAGAGCGGCGAGGCGCGCTTTGCCAAGCTCACCCCCGAGGAGCAAGACAAGATACTGGGCAAGGCAGGCGGCGCGGCGTACCGGGCTGGGGCGGCTACGCTGGAGGACTTTGCCACCACCCGCAGCAGTGCGAGATGGGGCACGCATGTACAGCGCAAGAGCCTCAAGGGGGTGTTGGGAGAGGAGAAAGCGAATGCGTGGACAGCGGCGACGTCACCTGGATCTCGGAGCGAGACCATCGGAGGCGTGAGAGTCACTGCCGAGAGGCGGCTACACTGGCGCGAAAGGCATCCGGAGATCACTGCTGCAGATGAAGTAGAGATGCTGCCACGAACCATACTGCACAGCGAGTATGAGCAGGCTGATCCGAAAGACAGTGCGGTGATACGTCGCTACGCTCAGGATGATGCCGGCAAGTGGTGGCGGGCGACAATCAAAACAGGCGAGGAGGGCGGAGATTATCTGCTGACTTTCCACCGCGTGCAAAAGCCTGGACGTTGACACAACGAAACCCATGCCATGTGAGGCTCCACACGTCCCTCACGCTACCCTCGCGGGTGTGCTTTCAGCGGCGTACACCAATGGCATGGGTATCTACCTGAAGTATAGCATAAGCGTTTGGTGATAGCAAGTGCTGTGTGGAAGAGACGAAACCCATTGCCAGCAGGTGACAAAGGGTTTCGGTAGCCCAAGCCTCGCAACCACAGTATAGCACTGCCGAGAGCTCGGTGCTGTCACAACCATGACCGGCCTGGATAACCAGGCCGGTTTTGTGTTGTGTGCAAAAGATTCAGTTGCAGTGAACGATCTGCACACACTGCGCAGGTAGCATGAAGATGAATGAGTGTGGCAATACGCGACGACGGCGGCAACAGTCGGGGAGGACAGATGAAGGATCAGTTGGGCAAGATCATGTGGGCGCCGAATGACCAGGGCAATGGCGGGGACGATTCCACCCCACCCGCGGGGAGCACTGGTGGCGAGGGCGACACAGGGGGCACGCGCACGTTCACGCAGGAAGAGCTGAATGCCATTGTGGGCGAGCGCGCGACACGCGCCAGGAGTGCGGCGATCAGCGACCTGCTGGGTGAGCTGGGCTTTGAGAAGGCCGACGAGCTAAAGGCGCTGGTGCAGAGCGCACGAGAGCAGGCGGACAAGCAGAAAAGCGAGACGCAAAAGCTGCAGGAGAAGCTGGCCGAGTATGAAAAGAAGGAGGCCAGCTGGGCGCAGCAACGACGTGAGCAAGCGCTGCAGATCGCGGTGCAGGCAGCCGCCCAGAAGGTGGGCATTGTGGACGCCGAGGTGGCGCTGGCGCTGGTGCGGGGCGGCATCACGTTCGATGAGCAGGACGCGCCCCAGGGCGTAGAAGCGGCGTTGACTGAGCTGGTCAAGAGCAAGCCGTATCTGCGGGCGGGGGCCGGCAATAGCGCGAATCCTACCAACCCGGGCCGGCAGGGCGGCAGCAAACTGACGCGTGAGCAGATCGCCAGGATGACGCCAGAGCAGATCAATGCCAACTGGAGCGCAGTGCAGGCTGCGCTGGCAGAGGAATAGGATCGAACACGTAGCAGCGGCCGCGGGCCGCGAGGAGTAGAGAGATGGCTATCGAGACGTTTATCCCGACCGTATGGTCTGCGCGGCTGCTGCAGAGCCTGAACAAGGCGCTGGTGTATGCGCAGCCCGCGGTGGTGAACACGGACTATGAAGGCGAGATCCGCGAGCAGGGCGACACGGTCAAGATCAATAGCCTGGGGCCGGTGACGGTTTCTCCGTACACGAAGAACAGCAACATCAGCGCGCCCGAGACGTTGAACGACGCCGATCAAATCCTGACGATTGATCAGGCGGACTATTTTAACTTTCAAATTGACGATGTGGACCGGGCGCAGCAAAAGCCCAAAGTCATGGATCGGGCGATGCGCAACGCGGCATTGGCACTGGCAGACAACACCGACCAGTACCTGGCTGGCATCATGTGGGCATCTGTGCCTGCGGCCTCCACTCAGGGGGCGGTGGGTGGCGGGGTTGCTGTGGGCTTTGGCGCCACCGACACGAACCCCTATGTGGCGTTGCTAAACGCAGCGGTGGACCTGGACGAGCACAACGTGCCGCGCGAGGGGCGCTGGGCGATCGTGCCTCCCTGGTTCCATGCCTATCTGTTGATGGATAGCCGCTTTGTGGCGACTGGCGCAGAGGCCGCCGACGGACGCGCGGTGAACGGGATGATCGGCCGGGCGGCCGGGTTCGAGATCTATCTCTCGAACAACGTCCCGTACGCCGCTGGCCCGGTGGAGTACAAGATTTTGTGCGGCACCAACTATGCCACCTCGTACGCCGAGCAGATCAACAAAGTTGAGGCCTACCGGCCCGAGTTGCGCTTTGCAGATGCGGTCAAAGGGTTACACCTGTACGGCGGCAAAGTGGTGTATCCCGAGGCGCTGGCGCTGATCATCGCTGATGTGGGCGACGCCGCCTAGGCCATAGCCTGAGTGACGAGGGCGGGGACAAGCCCCGCCCTTACTAGAAAGGAGCAGATGCTATGGCGAATCCAGAGACTTTGACGATTCATGAGTTAGAGATCAATGGCGAGCAAGCGCTGGGCACGGCGGACGTGATTGACACGGATGGCACGGTGCCGGTGAAAGCGGCAGACACGAACGGCCTGCCCGGGCGCGTGTTGTTGGACGTGTTGAGCAAATCCAGCCCGCAGACGGTGACGATCAAAGCCAGCACAGCTGACCATGCAGTTCGGCGCAGCCTGGGGGATCTGGTGATCTCGGTGGACGCGACGCAGGCTGAGCTAGAGACGGAGCTGGTGGGCGATGACAACGACCTGGTGTTCACGGCGGTCAATGGCGGCACGGGGGGCAACAGTATCACTGTGGCGTATGTTGATCCCAATGGCAATGACCAGGAGCTGGGCGTGGTGGTGACCGGCAGCGACATCGTGGTCAACCTGGCGACCGGGCCAACAGGCGCGATTACCAGCACGGCGAATGACATTCTGGCGGCTATCGAGGACGATGAAGACGCGAGCGCGCTGGTGACGGTGGCGCTGGCCGATGACAACACCGGCGAAGGCGTGGTCACGGCGATGGCTGAGACAGCGTTGAGCGGAGGCGCCTCGGTACGGGCAATTCTGGGCCCCTTTGAGAGCGCGCGTTTTGAGCAAGAAGACGGCGACATGGACATCGATTTTGACATTGTAGCAGGGCAGGGGTTTGAGGTGCACGCGTACCTGCTGCCCAAGGGAGTATAGAACATGGCGAATCCCGCCAAATTGATGGTGACTGATTTGACACTTGACGCGGCGACGGCTCGGCCGGCGGTGGACACGATTGACACCAACGGCACGGTGCCGATTGCCGCGGCTGACCTGGCAGGGGCCAGCGGGCGGCTGGTGATCGAGGTGGTGGAGCCGGACACACGAGCGCTGACGGTGACCGTGTTGGCCGGTGACAACCCGCCCGCGGTGCGCGCCGGCGTAGGCAACTTGAGCGTGGCCATCGCCAAGAACAGCGGCAAAATGATCGGCCCATTGGAGGCCGCACGGTTCATGCAGAATGATGGCACGATCCAGCTGACGTTCACCGGCACAGGCGGCGCGGCCGCCGCGCAGGTGCGGACGTATCTGCTGCCGAAGGCGTAGGCGCGATGACCGCACGAGCCAGCATGAGCGCGCTAATCGCCAGCCTCAGGCGACTGATCAATGACGCCAGCGGTGAGAGCGCCGTATGGACGGACGAAGAGCTACAGGAGTGGCTTGACGCGCACCGTGATGAGGTCATCGAAGAGCCGTTGGCCTATGCCTGGCAGACGGTGGCCGGCGAGAGCGTGGTGCTGGCGTATGTGGCCAGTTGCGGCAACTGGGAGGCTGACGCGGCGCTGACGGATGCCAATGGCGACACGCTGACCGCCGACAGCGAGAACCTGGTGGTTGGGCAGTGGACGTTCGACGAGCACCAACAGCCACCCGTATACCTGACAGGGCGGAGCTATGACGTGTACGCCGCGGCGGCCGATGCGCTAGAAGCCAGGGCAGCGCAGGTTGCCCTGGCCTATGACTTTAGCGCCGATGGCGCCAGCTACCATCGCAGCCAGCAGGGCGAGGCGCTGCTGCGGCTGGCGCGGCAGTATCGCGGGCAGGCGCGCGTGCGCGTGGCCCGCATGGTGAGGACCGACTAGTAACAGGGGCAATAGCGATGAAAGCGTTCAGTTGGAAGGCGATTGGGGCGGCCCTAGTGGGCATTGCCTGTCAGGTATGGGGGGCCTGGGATCAACTCATGACCGCACTGGTGATCCTGATGGCGCTGGATGTGGTGACGGGTTTCCTACGGGCGTTCATTCAGCAGGAGCTGTCCTCGAAAGAGAGCTTTCGCGGGATGGCGAAGAAGGTGCTGATCTTTGTGCTGCTGGCGGTAGCAGTGCAGGTGGACCGGCTCACCGGGCTGAACGGGGTGACGCGCGACGTGGTGGCGCTGTTCTATTGCGCGAGCGAGGGGTTGAGCGTG